CTTGTTGGTCTGAATAAACAAGATTCCGTCATACTCCGTCATTTCCTCTGCAATGTCCTCCTTGTTCATATCGTCCGGGATATTCTCTACGGGGAAGATGGTAAGGCCCTTTGCTGCAAAACGAGCCGCCATGTCGTGCATGATGATAAGGCGGTTGATGTATCGCTGCTGGTCGATGATGTTACCCATGAACGGGTGTACCTCGGCATTGATATAGGGATAGAGCTTGATTGTGAAGGGGTGGGAATGGGATTCGTAAGGTGTCTCACCCTCGGCTATCACCGTACCATCGGGGGCCATGAAGGTATAGTACCAATATTCATCCTCAATCAGTTCGTACTGAATAAGCGGCCAATCCTCTTCGGGCATACCCACCTCCTGGCACTGACGGATGCGCTCTTGGTTCTCCTGCTGAACGTGCCAAATGTCCTTAATCTCCACACGATACTCCACCTCGTCAGCGTTCTCTGCGATGGGGTCGTAGCACTGATAGCGTGTCTTCGATTCTCTCGTCCAAACCTCAATCAGTCTGCAAAGGGAATTGTCAGACGGCTTTTCAAATGAGACAGAATCAAGTTTGTCCTGCTCATTCTGCTGCAGGTTGGAAGAACGATAGAAGCGGTGGTACTCGTCGGAATTGATGTTGAACACATCGTTAATCTCTTCGAACGTCCAACCAAACTGACGATTACAGAACTGACGGTAAAGCTGACCGGGTGCTACATCATGCAAGACGCCTATCATGCGCAAGTCCGTCATGCGCACATCAGAACCGGCCTCCCAAAAAGCGTAGTTAGGATTGATAAAGTCCGTCCAAGCGTCAAGCCTGCCGTCTCTTTCGTCATAAGTTTCTCGGGCGACAGCCACACCGCCGTCGATATAATCTTCAAAGCAATTCTTTAGTGCGCCGGCCTGCTTGGTCTTCACCCAATTCGTCTGCATGGTGGCACTCATCATGTCAGAGAGCCATTGCCCATCCTTCTTGACGGCAAAGCAGTTAGGCTCGCCAGCTTGTTTCGCATACAGACCAACGATAGAGTTCTGTATGGAAATCATGATATTGTTCTGCAAGGGAACATTACCCTTTCGCTGAATATAGCGACGCTCGGTAATGTGTCCGCCCTTGTATTCGATAATATCGCCCCACTGGTCTTCGTAGACATATTTCAGAACACGCTCACGGGTTCGTCGTATGTTTTCCTTGTTGTTCCACGCCTGTTCGCAGCGACGGAAAAGGTCGTGGTCTTGGTGTCTGCGGCGATGTATAGCTATATCGGTAGTGCGCATTTGCTTACGGCTCTTTACGGAGTCGTGCAATCCATGCGGCATTACCTGTGACAGAGAACGAATCTTGGCCATATAAGTTATGTATTTATGCGGGCAAAGATAGGTTTTTGCGGTCTGTGGTTTTCCTCGTCTCGGATAGTAGATTTTGCCTTATTGAGTAATTAAGCTTATTTAGCAATATCTAAAAATGTGTTGTCCGAGACGAGGAAAAGACCTTTTCAGAATTTCAGATATTTGCGCTGTAAATCTTTTTATTATGGACAAAAAGAACAAAGAAAAGGTGAATCAGGAGGCCGAGGTGCAGACCCAGCCTACTGATAATGCTGCTGTTGAACAGCCAGCACCGCGCCCGAACCGCGACAAGTATGCCTCAATGTTTGGCGAGGACAATCCCGACGTAGACTTTGAGGATAAGGAAGCCCGTTATGGCCGTATGGCCGAAGAGCGCGAAGGTTACCGCAAGCTGAAAGAAAGCGGTAAGAAACTCTCCGGTATTCTCGACAAGCACCGCTGGCTTGGTGCTATGCTGCAGGACGATGAGGAAAACCCCCTTGTGTGGATGGCAAAGAACGGCATCGACATCAAGGCTGCTTTGGATGACCCCGAAGTGATGCAGCAGGTGACAGATGGTTTCGGCGAATGGACGAAGCGGCAGGCCGAAGGTGAAGCCGCAGAAGCCGCCAAAGACGCCGCCATCGCCAACAGCATCGAGACGCTTGACGCTCTGCAGCAGGAGTACGGTATCAGCGACGAGCAAAAGAACCGTATGCTGGAGTACTTCTGGGATGAAGTTTGGCTCCCAGCATGGAGTGGAGAGGTAAGCAAGGACACTTGGACTGCCATCATGCACGCCATGAACTACGACCAGGATATGGCAAACGCCCGAGAGGAAGCCGCTATCCAAGCGCGTAACGAGAAGCACGCCAACAAAGTGAAGAACTTCGAAGAGAAGCAAGTGCCTCCCACGTTCTCGCAGGGTGGCGGTCAGAACGCGACTCCGAGAGGTAACAAGAAAGAGAGTCTGATGGACTTCGTGAAACGCAATTCCTAATTCATTATTTATTAATAAACAATGTACAACATGAAAAAGTATCATTCCTTTTGGCGAGTGCTGAGCTATATGCTTGCAGTAGTCGCAATCATGTGTGGCGGCGGCGCAATGGCTGTCGGCACTATTGAGAACCCTGCTACCGACAATATGCAGCAGGCCGATCCCGCCGCAGACCATGAGCCTGCCGACGAAGATGTAAATGACCGTCAGATGCCCGGTGGCGACAAGGCCGGTCAGGACTTGACAGGTACGCAGGCTTCTGCCACCCAGATTCGTGAGGGTGGTTTGGAGGACCAGGAGCGTGAAGAGAAAATTACTCAGATTCGCCCCTATAAGGTTCCTTTCCTGCGTATTCTGAGCCGCGTATCAAAGACGCAGAGCGTTACCAATTACTCTATCATGCACGCCCGTGTAGGCGGTGAGACTCTGGACGGCACCGTAACGACCAACATCAGCGCAGGTGCAACCATCAAGCTTACCAAGAGCAACTTCTCGGGTAATCTGCTTGTGTTCCGTAAGTACGACCTGCTTGCCATTCCTTCTATGGGTGGTTTCAAACCCGGTTCGCAGTCAGAGCACGACGGCAACTTCCTCGTATTGGAGGTTATCGAGCGCGACAAGACCGGCGTAACGCTGCAGGCTATCAACGGCCCTGCCGCAACAGAGGGTCAGACGGGCGACGAGTACGACTATCAGACCGTTCCCGCCATCGCTGCCGGTGCTTACATCGTCGGTATGTGGAACGCTATGAGTGAGAGCCAGCTTCTCGTTACTCCCGACAACTTCCAGCCCCGTGAGCGTGAGGTCTACCTGCAGAAGCACGGTTGGAACGTCACCTTTACCGATGAGTTCGAGGTTGCCAAGAAGAAGTATCCCGTCAAGGTTGCCAACCTCTTGGAAGATGCCTCTATCAAGGACGATATGCGCGTAGAGCGTGGTTACTGGTTCGGTGTCAAGGCCAAGCGTAAGCGTATGAATGAGGACGGTTCTGTAGAGGACGTGTTCTATTCTGAGGGTCTGATGTCACAGATTCCCAACCACTACGCCATTGGCGACGAGTACACTCTGAGCGACCTTATTGCTCTGTCTAAGCTGCAGTTCACCGACTTTGCCACCTCTAACCGCGCCTTCGCTTTCTGCGGTAAGAACGCTATCGAGCGTCTGGAGAACATCAATCCCGGACAGAACCGCCAGATTCACATGAGCGTAGAGTCAGAGTTCGATTTGACCTTCAAGAAGTTCAAGGACACCTTCGGTGAGATTAACTTCATTTGGGATCAGACGCTCGACTTCATGGGCTTGGCCGACTATATGTTTATCCTCGACATGGATAACGCCGTTCACTACATCAAGGAGGGTACTAAGAGCCGTACCAACGATATGTCGAAGGGCGCAGGCGACATCCGTCTTGCCAAGACACATTGGGAGTATGACACCGACGCCGTTGCCTTGAAGGGTTACAACTCTATCATGGTAGGCCCCGAGGGTGGTATCTTCAATATGATGTCTGAGGGTGTCATTAACTACATCGTCAGCGCAAACAAGCTGCCCGACACTCCGGCTACCAACATGAAGATTGCCCTTACCGCTGACTACATCGTAGCAGGTGAGAACGACGACCCCGATGTAACCTACGAGAAGGGTAAGGTTTACATCTACGACGGCGAGAAGTGGGAAGAGTACACCGGCACTGACATCGCAGCATAACTATAACCGATGGGCACAAAGGCAGTGGGTAAGTCCACTGCCCGCGTGCTTTTTTTAATTTCAAAAACAACAAGTTATGATTAAGACATACAAACTGACAAGCAAGCTAAGGAACTGCAGCATGGTACTCCGCGGAAAGACTGGTAACTCCCAGCGTTTCAACTTCTCCGGCGGCGACCCGTTGACAGGTAAGCCTGCGACGATTATGCTGAAATCGCAATACTCCCAGGATTTGCTTGAATCGAGCGACGCTTTCCGTGATGGTTATGTTGTTCTTGTCCGTACAGACGAGGGCGGCGAGAAGACCGTAGAAAAGCAGTCCACCTCTATTGAAGACATTACTTCTCCCGAGCAGCTCTTGGAGTTCGTAGCTACCAAGCTGGAGAAGGTCTATCAGCGCCCCGAGGCAGCTTTGGCATACGCCAAGGGCCGGGGATATGATTTCCCGAATCTTTCACTTAACAAAGACAAATAATTATGGGAGCCTACAGAGACCGATTGAAGGCGCTCGAAGTGCAGACCGCACAGAACGCCACCGACGCCGCACAGACGGCAAAGATTGACAACATTGTTCAGCAGGGAACGAAGGACTTGACAACCGAGGCCAACAAGCCTACTGCCAAGAACCTTCTGTATTTCAACACCTCGACACAGAAGCTGTATGTTTCTACGGGAACGACCACAGGCGCATGGACCGAGGTTAAGGCTGTTGCTATCGTTTAAGTCACATGAAGATAAACGAGATTATTAAAGCGGTACGCTGGTGCATTGACGAGGAAGCTGTTAATGTGGCTAATCTTGTCAACGCATCGGCGTATGACTTTGACGGCGGTAAGACCGATACGGGACTGATGAACCATATCATCGTGTCAAAGATAGGTGATGCACTCAGATGGGTGTGTCTGTATGCCCCTGCAGAGCTACTTACAGGAACAGATACGGGCGGTTCAGACACAGGAATCGTCTATGAAGGTAGCATTACACCGTCATCATCAGTCAACGACAACCAAGCAGGTGTTATCGACGGCGCACCTTCGAGCGTAGCATCTAACCGCTTTGTACTCCCGGCTAACTTCATTAAGCTAATCCGTGTAAGAGGTAATACATGGCACAGGGCCGTGAGCGGTAAGACGCTTATTGCAGAGGACTCCGACGATTATCTGAAACTCCACGACCCTACATCAGCTTATGCCACGGCAGACAGGCCGCAGGCTGCTTTAATCGAGAAAGCAAGGAAAGAACTGGAGTGTTGGCCGTCGGCAGAGAAGTTTGAGTTTACCTGCATCGTCAGCCCTTTAACCGTCGTTGCAGACCCGAGCAACGAGAATGAGACCGTTGCCATTCCCCCGTTAGCCAAGACAAGTTTCATCTATTACCTTGCTTACCTCTTACTGAGTGCCTATAACGACGCAAGAGCAACCAATATGTTGGCAATAGCCAAGATGAATCTCGGGAGGACAGAAGGATGAGTGAGATGATAACCATAACAGGTGCTTGGAGCCAACAGGACAACGCATGGGTTTCAGAAACTCTGTGTATAGACAATGACTGCTGGCTCGAAGTAACCCTACCAAAGAAAGGTAGGTTGGTTATCAAGAAAAGCGAAACGGAAAACGGCCCGTGGCCGAAAGCACTCATTACACGATGGAAAGGACCGAAGTTTAATGTGAGAATCTACGGCGCAACTGAAAGCCGATATATCAAGATATTCCTAACCGACATACCAATCAATATAGAATATGCCTACATTCGCAGAACAGCAGCTCAATCCGAATAAAGACCCGTTCTTTGGGCATGAAGATTTGCACCTCGGCCACAAGATTCCTTTGGTTGAGCGTGACGATATACGCGATGGTGCTATCACTTCCGAAAAGATTGCCGACGAGGCGGTGACGGCGGAGAAGATAGCACCGGGGGCGGTAGGCCATGAGCAGCTTGCGCCGGAGGCTATCACAGATTTGTCACGGCTGGAGAGTGAGCTGCAGGGACTGGTAGAAGAGGCGCGTAACGCTGCCGGGGATGCCCTTGCCGCCGCTGCCGCGATTACAGGTGACCTGTACCGTGAGCTTGTGGGCGACTTGACGGACGCAGACATAGAGCGATGGTTTTACGGACCGGACGAAGAAGAATAATAATATAAACCCTTAAATACAGCCTGTTATGACAAAAATAACATTGAAAGAGCTGGCCTTGCGCATGAAGAAAATCAGCAAGACAGCAAAGCGATACACCGAGGACCGCATCAAAGCCTCGGAAGTGCACCTCATTGAAGCCGGAACGCCGACGAGTGGCTATCTGAAGACCTACATCTTAGCCATCGGCGTGAGCACCGAGAACGAGGTTGTCGCCACCGGAACGGGTAAGAACCTTATCGGTAAGATTGACATACCCAAGGACTTCCTTGTTACGGGCGTCAAGCGCTGCACCGTTGTTGAGGGCGAGGGCGCCGACACTGGTAAGTTCTTCGTTACCCATGAGAACGGCAATGCCGTCACGACATACGAAGCGCCAGCAGGCGTGAACGCCGCAGGTCTGTGGGCCATCTTCACCGTCAACGTCAAATCGGGCACAGCCACCAACGAGTATCTGAGCGTGAACCTGACGGAGCTGATAGACATCTACACCAGCGGTAACGGCGCCATCAGCGTGAGCAACAACCAGATTAGCCTCGTCCTCGGTACAAACACCAACGGTCTCTCGATTACGTCGGGCGGTCTGGAGCTGGCACTGGCCACCAATGCCGCAGCAGGTGCGCAGAGTGTGGCAGGCAAGCAGCAGGAAGAGCATATCGCCTCGGACCTTAACGTGGTGACCGACGGGGAAATCCTGTCGTGGTTCGGCTACAACCCGGCGAACATGACCGTCGCCGACACGGCCGAGAAAGCCTTGAAGGATGCTTTCGATGCTTCCGGGTTCGACGATTCGCTGACCGACGCCTAAGATCAGTTGAAAGACATGGGTGTGGTTTTGCCGCCACACCTATTATTATTGTACGCAAAAGTTTAGTAGCCATGAAGATAAAACTTCGAGAACTCGCACTTTCGTTAAAGAAGATAACCACGGTGGCAGCAGCAAAGTTTGCTGTACTGGAGTTAGAGATAGCCGACAAGCAAAAGACTATCTCCAATCTGGCTTCTATCGGCACGGCATACGGCACAAGCTCAAACGCCGCCACTACCACGGCACGTACAGCCACCATCAGTAATTTCATTCTGCTTACCAACGGCATCGTGGCTATCCGCTTCACAACGGCTATCAGTGTGCCAGACGCTACGCTGAACATCTCTTCGACGGGAGCCAAGGCCATCAAGATTGGCGGGGGTAATATTCAGCCTGGTGTCATAAATGCTGGCATGACGGCTGTGATGCAGTATGACGGCACCAACTTCAACATTATTTCACTCTCCGGCTTGGAGCAGAGTGCTTCGCCCAGCGACCTCTATGTCGATATGGGTCTGCCCAGCGGTACGCTGTGGGCCACACGGAATATCGACGTGACGCAGCCTAACGGCTTCGCCGCAAGTATCTACCAGTATGCGTGCAGCTTCTTCTCATGGGGCAACGTTGACGGCCATAACCCGAATGCACAAGATGCGTTTGACTATGACTTCGGTACTGACAATGCAGGCCCGTATGCCAGCACTCAGGGTGCTGCGCTGACGGGTGATATCAGTACAAGCTTTGACGCTGCCCGTGTGAACTGCGGTGCTCCGTGGCGTCTGCCGACAATGGGGGAGTTCGGAGAACTGTTCAATTATATTACCTATATAGACGCTAACGGCGATGACATTCCTGTCGCTCAGGACAACAAGCTGACGACGGTGAACGGAGTCACTGGCTTATTGCTAAAGTCCACGGTCAATGGTAAGACCTTATTCTTTCCTTGTTCAGGCATCGGCAACGGCTCCTGGTGGGACAACCGTGGTGCGAGCGGCTACTACTGGGCTTCCTCGCTTTACTCAGAGACGGTCTGCAGGTCACTGAGCTTCGGCTCAGGTGGTGTCTGGCCGCAGGACAACAACCTTCGGTTCTACGGCTTTACGGCCCGCCCTGTAATGTAAACTAATAATACATATAATATGAATAAAGTATGTGGTAAAAAAGAAGACTTTGCTCTTATCAGAGAAGATGCAAGTCGTATAATATTCAGCTATAGTTACAAGGCTATAGATGATAACCTTGGTGAGTGGTATGAAGTGTATGTATATAAAAAGCAATTCAACCAGATTGCTGCTAATATTACTATTTCTGCTGACGAGAAAAATATTGATAGAATGACAGTCATAGCTAAGGAGATGCTGGTGCAGCTTCAGAAGGAGTATGACAAGAGCGACGAGGTGAACTGCTTCTTGTTTGGAGGCGAGAAGGCTTGGCTTGACAAAGAGACACGTGTAGGTCTCGTGAACAGCTGCGACGTGCGTGAGAAGAAGGGCCATGATGATTACACCGTATATTTCAACGGGCAGCCTGTGACGCTGCCTATCACGGTCATCAGGCAGATACTGGATGACGTGGAGGACTATGCCATGAGCTGCTATGCCGTGACAGAACAGCATAAGGCAGAGATAGAAGCCTTGAACAAAAGGTCGGATATTCTCTCTTATGACATTACGGCTGACTACCCGGAAAAGCTGGTGTTTAATCTTTAAGACATAAAACATGGAACAGTTATTGTTTATTGGGCACATTATCTCAGGCGACGTTGAGGCCGCCAAGCTCTGGGGACTGGCTATCGGCATGATGGCAGTAATGGTGCTGGCGGCCAGCCTCATGGACTTATACTTTGGTATCAAGGCATCAAGGGCGGCAGGACAGTTCAAGACAACGAGCTACGGCCTGCGTGCCACGGCGGAGAAGGACGTGACGTATCTGATGCTGTACTTCTTGGCGGCGTTCATAGATGCTTGTCTGAGCTTGTGGCTAAAGATACCTATTGCCTGTGTCCTTGTGGCCGTGGGCGAGATTGCTATCGAGGCGGTGAGCGTGTGGGAGAACCGCAAGCGCATCAAGGATGGCAAGGCAGACCCGCTGAACGTGGCAAAGGCGATGGCGAAGAGCATCGGGATTAAGGACGCGCACAAGATAGAGCTGCTTTACGAGACGATACGCAAGGAGATAGAGAAGGAGAAGGGTAACGTCGGCGGGAGTAGCGACGGCGAGAACGCCGCCGAGGTGCACGGTAAAAAAAGAAAGGGAAGAAGCAATGAAGATAACAGAGCAACAGATAAGGCGCATCATGCCGCAGGCAATGAGTGAGCGCGTGAAGGAGTTTGTGAAGTCGTTCAACGACTACGCAGAGACATTCGGTATCAACACGCCGATGAGGGTGGCGCACTACATAGCACAGGTGGCCCATGAGACTGGGCAACTGAAATGGCTGGAAGAGATCGCCAGCGGTAAGCAGTACGAAGGCCGTAAAGACTTGGGAAACGTGAAGCCGGGCGACGGCATGAGGTTCAAGGGACGTGGCTACCTGCAATGCACAGGCCGCGCAAACTACCAAGCGTATCAGGACAGCGGCTATTGTGTGGGCGACCTTATGGGTCACCCGGAATGGCTGGCAAAGCAGCCGGGGTGTCAGAAAGCGTCGATGTGGTTCTGGAAGCGGAACAATCTGAATAAGTATGCCGATGCCGACGACTGCAGAGGTGTGACAAAGAAGATTAACGGTGGATATAACGGCTACAGCCAGCGGGCGTACTATACGCGAGTGGCTAAGACCGTATTTGGAGTATAGTCTATGGAGAAGAGAATAGTTACAATAGAGCTGGAGGTGCTGACATCGAGAATGACCGACAGGGAGATAACCAGGGACGTGGAGCGACTGGCGATGAACCTGAAAGGGATTGAGAGTGGGCAGACCACCATCGAAGAGATAGATGTAAAAGAAATAAGATAATGAATACAAAGGACATAAAGGACTTGCTGATAGCGTTGGCTATCCTTGTGGTGCTGATGGTGGCAGCTTTCTGTCTCGGACGGTGCACAGGACAGATGGGCGCAGACGAGGGGCTGATAGCGCACTCCGACACGGTGACGGTGAGAGATACAGTGAAGATTCCGTTTGAGAAGCTGGAGACGCAGGTAGTGACGCAGGAGGTGGTGAGGTATAAGTATGTGCCCATCAGCGTTGCGCCGGACACGTTTGTCAAGCACGACACCATTATCAGGGTGGAGGATGGTGTGGCAGTGATACCCATCAGCTTGAAGACGTACACGGACAGTTCGACATATAAGGCCGTGGTATCGGGTTACGATCCAAGGCTGGAGAGTATAGAGGTCTATCAGACGAACACCGTCATCACGAACACCGTCCAGCCGTCACAATGGTCTGTAGGCTTGCAGGGCGGACTATATGCTACGCCCAAGGGACTACAACCGGGAATAGGCGTGGGTGTTCAGTATTCCATTCCGATTAGGTTCAAACATAATTAATAATGTGTGTTTTCGTTAATTTTGGGAGCCATAGCGATGGCAACGTAGTTTTTTTTCATAGTTTTACAGTTTCTATATGTTATTAGGTTATTAAATTTGTTTTAGGTACATAGTGTTTGTAGATTAGTTTTTTCATCACGATTAGTAACTAAAAGCTAAGTTATTGTTGATTTCTTGGAAAGTCTGTGAAGATGAAAGGAGAAAGAAAAAGCCCCGGCCACTCGAGATGAATGGTCGGGGTTGTTCTGCAAGATAATCATGTTTTTTTATCTAATACATTCATCCTATAAAATGTTTTCGTCAAATACATAATATTTGCACCCAGTTCCTCTCCTCTTGTTTTCTTCCTTATGCCCATCCCAGCAGTCTGGAAAAGAAAGATGAGCATCATCGTATCTGCGCTTGCAGCTTTTACAAGTTTCAGTATCCTTGTTTTCGTAAGGCAAACCAATCATAGCGTCGGCAGTATTTGCCATCATTTTCTCTTTCTGCAACCTCATTCCATACTCGATAGCATCCAAGAATGTTGGCATACGCTGATGCTTATCAATATGCTGGTCAATAAAACCTTGCTCCAACTCTGCCTGTTCATTGGTTATGCTATCACAATGTTTCAAGCGATTCTTTTCAAACTGCCGCTCTTTCCACTGAGCACCCCAGAAGAATGAACCCTGTTTTACAACATCAACCTTCCCGGTTACAGTATCAGTAGCAAATTGTATTGCCGCCTCCTCCAAGTCCTCGCTTACAGGCTCTTCTTGAGCCTTGTCTATATAGTCAAGTATTTTCTTACATAACTGATACTTTATATCTGCGAATTTTTCGGTTTCAGCATCTTCACACGATGCTATGTCTGCCTCCAAATTGAAACCGTACATTAGTCTTTCAACCTCTTCACGGATTTTCTGTACTTTGTCTGTCATACTATTCTCCTTTCTGTGCTTTGCCTATCATCCGATACCTCCATTTCTTCCTTGCCAAAAATACAATATAAATGGTGCTGCTACTATTAAAACAGCAATGATTACCAATGCAATTCTATTTTCCATAACTTTTATATTTAGTTTCTTCTTCGTCTGCCCCCACACCAACGTAAGAGGGCACATTTGAAACAGTTTGAACCATCGGACAAACAGAATCCAGAATTACTATTTAACATACTTTTCTCCTTTCTGTGCTTTATTATTTTGTTCTATTATATAAAACAAGCCTCCTACAGTAATGGCTATCATAATACAAGATAATGTAATCCAAATCATATTTCTTCTCCTTTCTTGACTTTATTTCTTAACCATTCAATTTCTTTTGTAAGGTTTATTCTATAATCATTCTCTACTCGTTTAAGGTTGATGATGATTTCCTCTGCCGTACCTCTATCTGCTGCTGTGATAGGATTGTTAACCCATACACCAAGTTCAAAGAAATGTTTGGCGATATTTTCCATTGAAGTAAATGGTGCCTCTTGAATTTCCCATGCCGCTAATGGTTGAAGATAGTTGTCAATTTCTTTCTCCAAGTCCACCTCTTTCACTTCAAAGGTGTTAATAAAATTTTTAATAGACACCAAAGTAGAATAGTGATTCTGGTCTGCCCATGAAGCAAATGAACCATCTTCATCATAAAACACTTCTTCTTTTTGTCTTTTCTCAATCTCCGCTATTAAAGCGTCTTTGTCTATGTACTGTGCCATGATTATAAAGATTTTAACAATTCTTCTTTTGTATGGAATAATTCATCTGCTGTTTTGTAACTAAAGCCTCCTACACCGTAATATGTATCGTCATTATTTATTTTAAGCACACGATAAGACACATGCTTTTCAAAAGAATGCTCGTCAAAATAGGATTTTAGTTTCTTAACAATGTTCTTGCATTTTTCAGTCCAAGACAAATTGGCTTCTTCTTCAAACCGAACTTCAACTTTATATACAAGACCTCTTGTTGGTTTGTTTTTATACATAAACCAAACGACATCTTCTACACTATATTCGGTTTCAAATGCTTCTATCTTCATACCTTACTCTCCTTTCATATAGTTTTTGAATCTCTCATACATATAAGCCCTATCATACCCACCACTGTTATCTTGAATATATGGTGCAAAAAACTTATATGCCTTCTCAATAAAGACATCAGTACGGGTGTACTCCACATGACACTCTTTCAATGGTACATTTAATTCCATTGCGGATAGTTCGTGAACCCAAATCTTTTCTGGCGCGTT